TCAACGAGGGCGAACATTGCGGTGCATCGTGTTGATGACGGAAATGACAACGCCGACGATTTCGAGTCCGTCGGCGTCATAGATAGGGATGGCCGGGTAAGCAGGGTTTTCGGCAAGTAACTGAACCACAGGGTGAGTCACAAGCCTTTTGACTGTAAATTCTCCCGCGATGTTAGCGACGACAATATCACCGTGCTGGGGATGGAGGCTGAAATCAACGAGAAGATATGAACCATCGAGAATACCGGCATTGATCATGGAGTCGCCGGCGACGCGGAGCGTGTAAGTCGAGGAGGGGTGGGGAATCAAGTGCGACACCAGATCGATGCCGCTCTCGATATAGTCCGCGGCCGGGCTGGGAAAACCGGCTGATATCGTGTCACCGTAAATTGGTATATAGACCGGAATTTCGGGAAAAATAATACGTTGCAGCTGCATGATAGTGCCTCCTTTTTATAATTACTGTGTATATATACAGTAGTTACTATTCGGGAGGCGATCAATACAGATTTTAGCTATCAATTTTTATGACTGAGCGCCCTCCGCGATGTCTTCCCTATCACATCACGGGAAATCATCGACTCATCTGCCGCGCCTGATTAACCATTACCAGCCGGAAATTTACGGTACAGAGTAGACATTCCCACATCATAAATTATTGCGACGCGCTGGCGAGTTTCCCCGGACGCAATCAGTCTTCCAGCCTGCGCCCACTGCTCATTTGTTAACTTTGGCTTCCTGCCTCCAATGCGGCCTTCCGCGCGCGCAGCTGCTAACCCGGCACGGGTACGCTCGACGATCAGCTCTCTTTCCATTTCTGCCAGCGCGCCCATGACATGAAAGAAGAATCTCCCCATCGGGGTCGAGGTGTCTATGCTGTCGGTCAGGCTGCGGAAATTTACCCTGCGTTCCCGTAACTCTTCGACCAAAACCACAAGATGCCGCATGCTTCGCCCAAGCCGATCCAGTTTCCAGACCACCAGCGTATCGCCTTCTGAAAGCATCCGAAGTACCTTTTTTAACCCTGGCCGGTCCGGGCTTTTCCCGCTGATCTTATCTTCAAAAATTAGCTCACATCCTGCGCTATCCAGTGCATTTCGCTGCAACGCAGTATTCTGGTCATTTGTTGACACCCTTACATAGCCAATTAGCACGCCATACCCCTCAGGCAAAAGCCTGAACATTGCCAGATGAGGGCTATTTTTTCATTCTAAAAAACCTTGGTTTGGGAGAGGCAGCAAAGCGGGCGGTGGGAACCGGGGCAAACCAAATCCCGGACATGTCAGCGTTCACAAGTGGCAGCGGGTGGGTGCGATTTCCCGATGGCACGATTATTCAGCGCGGTACTGTGAATATGGCGGCTGGTCAAATTGGAACAACCCTCCTTCCTATTCCTTTTACTAATGCCGGATATTTAGTCCTTGCGTCTATCTGGGCTTCGGATCCTGCTCCAAGCAAACCGGTAGGAGCTCAGTCAGTTAACCTGTCAACAATACAAATTGCAAACTGGAGTACACCCGCTGCAACAATTGCGTGGCTCGCCATAGGAAAATAATGATGAGTAAATACAGATATTCTGCCGAGACGAATGAATTTTTCCCGTATGCCCTGGAGATCAATTATCGCGCTGCCGGACATTGGCCCGACGCGGGTGTAGATTTTGATGAGAATGCATTTATGGAATGGAAAATCGAAAACGCACCCGAAGGAAAGATGCGTATTGCCGGAGAAGGCGGCATGCCAGCATGGCAAGACACACCGCCTCTGTCATCTGAGGAATTGATTGCGCTGGCTGAGGCTGATAAGTCCGCAAAAATGGCTAATGCAAATGCATATATGAATGACAAGCAATGGCCCGGCAAAGCCGCGATCGGCAGGCTGAAAGGTGCTGATCTTGACCAGTACAATTTGTGGCTGGATTATCTTGATGCGCTGGAAGGGGTGAGTACTGCCAGCGCGCCAGATATTAACTGGCCTGAGAGCCCGGCTCTTTAGGCCACTCAATATTAGGTGCGGTGGAGATATCGATTTTTGTCAGTGCATAGCGATACTTTTGCCAGTCGAGCAGTACCTGTTTATCACTTTCTTCGATGTATCCACCATCGAGCGCATCCTTCAGGGGTGCGATGGTTTCTGAAGCAGTACGAATGAGGATTGCCTTAAGCTCCGTCGCCGCTTCTACTGGATCCTTAACATTCTCTATGGCGACAGGATAGCCGCCATCCCCCGGCACGATAATAAGCCCCTGCTCCTGCTGAAGCATCAGCTCATCCAGTCGTTCCTGCGTTATTTCAACGGCGTCAGATGGAAGTTTGTCTCCGCTGCGATAAAAGCCACGAGTTGATGTGGCATAGTAAACTTTAATTTCCATCATGATTTCCCGATTGCAAAGCCGATTACGGAGGTCACCTGTTTTGCTGCGTTAGAGGCATTGTAGAGGTTAATCCCCATCCCGGAGATTGTGAGGTCATAGCAGGTTGCGATCACCCCTGCGCCATTAACAGTACCTTGTGGTGTCGATACAGTAGCCCAGTACACCAAAGGTTGTGCGCTAAATGCCTGCGCAAAGGTTAGAGGAACTGCAACAGCAGCGGTTGCGGCCAGCGCATTCCCTGGGATATTCCCTTTCACCCATGCCAGACGGTAACCATTGCCCAGGCTGATGTAATTATCTGTTCCTCCCAAACCAAGGTTTGTGAGAGCCAGTGCGACAGCTGCTGCACCATCGGCTTTGATGTCTCCAAAGGGATTTGACCGGCTCAGGAACAATGCCTTGATCGCCGTCAGCAACTGGTTATGCTTTGCTTTGTCCAGCACAACACCAGCCGCCTCGATAAGACCCGCCATCTCCTCCTGAACAGCATCAAAGAAATCTTCATTAAGCGCGGTCGGAAGTCTGCCTGTTTGCGGATTACCGCCGGTAAAGCCATTTTTCCCGGGTCCGAATTTGTCAGCCTGGGCTGTTGGTGTATCAATGCGATGCATGATTACTCCTGATAGAGGAAAGTTACATAGGTGTGCGAAGGGGCCAGCTTCATCACTACGCACTCAAGAACGGTATCGCCCCAGGAGCGCAGAGAAGCGGTGCAGTAATCGGTACAGGTCATGCTTGAAATTTGTGCAGAAGCCGGGATGTTTACCTGCCAGAAGTAACGCCATTCGTCACTGAATAAAGAATCTGTGCACCGTGAAGTGCAGCGAAACTGGCTTTTGCCGTAGCGGGTAATAGTGGCTTCCGGATAGCCCAGCGCGGCAAGGAGGTCGTAATAAAAGGCCTCATTTATGCCGCCGGGCAGGTTCAGTTTCGCATCGAGCCGTTGCCTGCGTTCTGCCAGTGTCTGGGTTCCTGGCGGCACGCAACTGTCCGGCAAACCGGCCAGGGCTTCATAACGATCTATCAGCTCGGTAACGGTACGCGCGTCCACTTCATTCATCAGCGCATCGCCCCGCGCATGCGCCCTCTGCAGTGACGGGGCCAGTCCGGTAAGGAGCGGATCGTCTTTATCCCACGCCGGGCCACGGGGCAACAGTGCGCCCAGCATTTGCTCATACTGCCGCGTCAGGTCCATGTGAAATCTCCCACCACGCCAATCTCGGCTTTTTCGATTTTGACGTTCGCTGTCGGACTGACCAGATCATGACTGTACTCACCCGTTGCCAGACTGACCGCTTCGCTGATTCGGGATGGCTTGAGCGTGCCATCAGGAACGCCATCGCGGAGCATCATCGCCCTTATCTCGGCGATAACGGCATAGCGGATTTCCGGCGTGTCCGGCGTCAGCCGTATATGGAAATTGATGATTTTCGGCGTGGGTGCAAAGACATAAATATCCGCACCGGCTACCGGCGCGAGGGGTTCAATATGCGCCTGAGCCGCGATGACAGTTGCTGCGTCAGGGATCGGGTTAACCAGATCGCTGTTAGCCACCAGCACCCCGACAGTCCCGCGCCCCATCCAGTGCCGGTAGGTCCATGCGCGCGTTATGCCGGGTACTTCTTTTGCCCAGACTTCATAATCCCCGTCTGCGCCACCCTGTGGCGTCCAGTACCAGCGCTCGATAATGCGCCCGCGCCAGACCTCCAGATCCTCAATATCCGCACCGCCCTGAATGCTGTCGGCGGTGCCGGCAGACGTTAACCCGGTTATGGGGCTGACAAGCCTCATGGCAAGTCCATCATCCGTATTGCCGGAAGCACCTGCAATATCACACACAACAGGGACACGCAGCACGCCACCCGCAGAAACAGCCGCTGCAGTGGTGGTAAATGAGACAAGATCATCACGCTGAATGGTCACGCCTGCAGCAACACCAGTTCCATTAGCTTCCACATCCCAGCGCACGTAGCCCGCTGCTGCCGTGGCCGCTTTACGCGGGCATCGCTTCATATTGCCATGCCGGGTTAGCCAGTCCTCATCCGCCTGATCAGGCAACAGGTTACGCGCCAGATAATCGATGTAACCGTAAACGGTATACACAGCCGCAGCCTGCACGCGACCGTACACCTCCGCATCGGTACGCCGAAGAGCAGCCAGTGTTGAATCGGTAGCCAGGCGGGTGAGGATATCGTTTCGGACGGTGGTGATTAACTGGGGGAGTGTCGGGCGGGTAAATCCGCTGTCAGCCATTAATTTCACTCCATAGATCGTTAAATGAATATGCTGTCCGGGTGCCGTCTTTCTGGCTTATTACGACGGATGCGCTCATCAGGTTAATGCCGGTGCGTTCTGCACTCACATCAACGCGCACGGCCACACCGTCATCAACAAGCCATTGCAGCGCCTGCCTGATGTATTCGCGTGCTTTAATCGGTGTTTTGTTTGTCAGCTTCTGGCGACTGAGCAGATACAGGCGCGAGCCGATACGGTCGTTTTGTACAGTTGGAAAACTGTCTCCCCACCAGCCGTTCGCCTCATCCGGGCTGTCGTCCGGTTCAGCACGTCGCCAAGAGAACAGAGAAATAATTACAGCCCGCGTAAGCGGATCAGGCGGCCACGTTACGGCGCGCCCGACACCATTAATCACAATAATCATCAGGACCCCATTTTCTGCGTTGTCGCGTCAGTGGTGCCGCCGCCATCACCATTCTCTTTATGTTTATGCCCGTTGTAGGTTACGCGCATGGAGGACATGGTCTGGCCGGAAGAATCGCAGTTGTCTGTAATTTCTCCGGTGGCTTCAATATCCATTTCAAACCTGGCCTTTGGGGAGTTGGTGAAGGTGATCGGATTACCTGCGCCATTGACCACTATCCCGGCACGGGTCAGCGTTACCGACTGCCCCTGATCGTCATAAACCGCCACCTCACCGGATTTCAGCCCCCTGATGCGGTAACGCCGGTCAGAAACTACCAGCACCACGCCGTGAGAACGGTCGCCGTCAAAGTATGCCGCCACGGACTCTGCGCCCGTCAGCGGCGCGGCAGTGAAGCCGTAGGGTTCCATGTGCTCGATATCGCTTTTCCCCTCACCCCCGCTCATTTCAATCTGGAGCATCTGGCATTTTGCCGCCGTATCCAGGCCACGTACTACGGCGCGGGCCAGCAGGTTTGACAGTCCGCGACTCATGGCAGAAAAACTGTTAGCCATCAGAAATCATCCTCCTCTGTCTTTTTCTTCTTACGCTTGCCGGGCTTCTCCGGCTCAGGAAGATAAGCATCAGGCGGCCCGACGCGGATTTCAGTCACAGTGCCGTTTTCATCCTGCTGATAGGTCACCTCAGCGATCACCATCTGACGGTTGTTAAAGCCGAGGATGGGATCAAACACAATCACCTTCAGGTTAGGCTGCCAGAGTGAGCCGTCACCCTGCCGCCAGCCCTGCACGGTGTAGGTCGCCTCATCGGTGCGCGCAGCGCGCTGGCGCATTTCGAACTCAGCACGATCGCTGCAGGTCGCGGTGGTGGCGTTACCGGTCTGACGGATAATCATCGGACGATAGCGATTCAGTCCACCATCGACAGTCTTTGCACGGATGGCCGTTGTCGTGGCTTCGCCAAAATCATCGTCATTACCTTTGCGCTGACCGGAAACCTGATAGTCACTGAAGCGGTCGCGGATGCTCTTTTCTGTATCACAGGCAAGAACGTTTTCACCCAGCACCAGCGCCGTATGCGCCTGCTGACTGCCGATACCGCCAATCACCAGATCCCCCAGTTCGTTGTCGTACGCCAGCGCCTGCTGCAGTCCGAGCATCTTGTTGAGCACGTCCATGACCGTTTCACCCTGGTCTGCCTGAACGCCCTGCAGCGCGCCGGATGCGCCGCCCGCATCAACTACCGCGATACTGAAAGGTTTAGCCAGCTCTGCAGCCACCTGCGCCAGCGATCGCCCGGCATACTGTGAAGGAGTGGCAGAGCAGTCGATAAGGTCAGCCGTTTTGCTGCGCCCGGAAATGCCTGTGCTGATGCTGCGGGCGTCATAACAAACCGGCGTGGCCTCAACGTATCCGGTCAGAACCTTGTCGGTACCGATCAGCACCTCAACCAGATCGCCGTTTTTAATCCTGGCGCTGCGCTCCGCCTGTTCGGTATCACCGGGCCAGCTGCGGGTTATCTCTACGCTGAAATCACGTGCGATACGTTCAATGCCTGCGGCGATCCTAACCAATGTCCAGCCGCCCCACTCCTTCCCGTTAACCCGGAGAAATACGGTGTTATTCATCGTACCGGCACCCTCAGTGTTTTGACCGGCACGAAGCCGGGATGACGGATACCATTGCGGGCTGTAATTTCCGATGCGCGGGAAGCCGAGTCATACCAGTCAGCCGCCAGTACCAGCGCTGGTGTGATTTCTGAAGGCGTCCGCTCCGTTATGCGCTCGATCTGCTCAAGCCTCGCTGAAATATCCTGATTCACGTCCGTGCGGACAGTAACCAGTGCCTGATATAGCTGATCATCTGTTACCCGCTCCATTTCCCTGTCAATTGCCTCATTAAGGCTGTCGCGCACTTCTGCAAGATCATCCCATGAGATAACCGTGTCGTTTTCAACAGAACTGGTTACGCCTGGCGCGGAGTTGTTCCGGGTTGCTCCCGTCGTTCCGCTGTTGGCTGCTGAATTACCATTTCCGGAGGAGGCCCCAGTTACAGAAGGCTGGATCGTTGATACAGCCGGGTGAGCAATGACAACCGGCTTTTGCGGGTCCTGCTGGCGCGTAATGGTACGGTTTGAGGGCTGCGGGAGGTTTGCCACAGCAGCGGCGGCTTCGCTGATTGCTGTTGTTCGCACCGCCTGCGCGACATGATTACTCTGGGCCGTTTGTGTCTGTGTGGTTTTGCTGTCTGTTTTCCACACGCCACGCGGCGCAAGTCCACTGTCCAGCGTGATCCCCGTCAGACCCTTAATCATTGCCATCAGGTCAGAGGCGTTTCCGGACAGTCTGGTACCCGCGCGCCACATCGACTGCAGCCGGTTAACAAAACTCATGCCGCTCGATGGGGGCTTAAGCAACACAGACAGATCACCCTGCATCAGGCGTGAGGCGGCGCTGATACCGGAGTCTATATACTGAAACCCGCGGGAAACGGTATCAAACATGCCGGAGGCCTCATCAATCACGCCGCTTTGCAGGAAATCAGGCAGGCCATCCATACCAAATGCCCCGAACGCTGAGGAAATGGCATCATCAAAAAATGAGACGGACGATAAAAGTTTTTGCCCCGTAGCCAGTCCAGCAGCCGGGAAGGACAATTCGCCAGACTCAATAAAGCTGAAGCTGACGCGGCACATCCGGCCCTCACTCACAGAGTGGCTGACGCGAACCGCATCATCAACGGTGACAGTCATTTCGCCGTAGTAAGGGTGCACCAGCGTGCATGAACCAGGCTTTTCGATAGCCTCAATTAACTTATTGCGCTGTTCAAAGTAATCATCGCCGATAAGGTATGCCTGCACGCTGAATCGCCGTGTGGCCCGGCCCAAATCCTCGGCCCATGGCTTATCCCGGTTCGGGTATTCATGCACCTGCACCCGGCGGCCAAAGGTGGCTTCATCTTCATCAACCTTGAACGGAACGCCCCTGAGCGAGGCATCCTGAAGATTGTCTTTCCAGCTCATGGTTAGCTCCGGACATTAAAAAACCCGCCGAAGCGGGTTGTTTTTTTATTTGAGGTGTATCTGTATCGAATATGAATTATCAGTTTTCGCGAATATAGAGTCTGCCTTTTCGTCATTTGACTCAAAGCGCTGGACTCCTTTAAATTTCTCCATTTTATTCGCAAAAATTGTACTGCTGGTTCCGGTCAGATACTCAAATGCTTTTCCGGCCAGTGCGACATTTACCTCATTCATCGATTTATTTTCATTTCCGAAGAAGAAGATTGATATTTTTTCAGGGCATGGCGGCTCATAAATAGTGACATAAAGCTGGGGCTCATATTGTGCCTTACTGCCTTCCTCAAAAGCTTCTTCATCAGTCAACTCTTTCCTGAAAAAATACTGATGTCTTACCATGCCACCATCTTTGAGAACCTGCATCTTCTCAGGTTCTTTCCCGATCGCGGCAAGGAAATCAGCCTCTTTAAATTTGACCGGACACTCCTCTGCCATCACCCCGAATGATAAAAATGCAGAGATAAAAATAATAAATTTCTTCATCGTTTCCTCAGTAATGCATTACTGGTTGGTAAAACGATTATATCCCACATCATAACTGTACCAAGGTAAAGCGTTACCCGCAGGTGCTACTTTCATTCCTGGTGGAGCATTCTCAAATGAAACCTTGAGTTCGCCTTTTTGTGGGGAGTTGCTCTGACTTAATGGCGTTGACGTAGATTTCAGTCTGGAATAATCATTCTCCTGAACGCCTAAGACCTCCTTAGCTCTTTCCCAAAAACCGGGGTACCCCCTTTCTTTCTCAGCAGCATTCTTCCTGTCGATGAGCAATTGCCCCACGCTCTTATTGCTTTTAGCCGCATCATCCTGCAGAGAGGTTAAGCGGTTAAACAAATCAATAGCCACGCCTATGGTAATAGTCATTGCCCCAAGCTTTGCTATTCTGCTCAAAATGCCATGCAGTGACTTGGCCTTCCCTTCTGCAGAGGTTAAAGCGCCAATTGTATTAAGGGTGAAAGCGCCGGCCATAAGTGCGCCAATAGTTTCTATCGGCGTTTCCCAACCGCCAAGCGCCTGGGCAACACCGTCTATTTTATCCCACACTCGCTGAACTACCGGCCCGAACTTGTCCCAGTTAGATATAAGAAGCCCAACACCTAACGCAGCCAAGCGCAGGAAAACCCCCATGGGTGATAATTTGATGCCTCTGCCCAGAATACCCAAAGCAAAGTTAACGCCTAACAGAGCCAGTTTGACGCCCACAAAACCTGCTGCAACACCAAAAGCACCACGAATAACCTTTGGGTTTTTATCAGCAAATTCGGTGAAACGCTCTGAAATATCCCCAAGCCAGTTTACAAGCTTTTTAGCGTCTCCTGAAAAGGCTCCTCCAATTGCTGCCAGGCCGTTAATAGCTGTACCGGTCATCGACTCCCAGATGTTTGATAGGGTGTTAAGTTGCGCATTAACACGCTTATTAAGGTCTGCCTGCCTTCCCATTTTCTCCTGAATCTGGTCGTAGCCGCTTTTCCCTTTATCAATAAGAGCGTTAAGTACCTGCAGTGTTTCAGCATCATCGCCAAATATCTGTTTTATAATGGTGGTTTTTTGCTTAGTGGTTAATGACTGAAGTTTATTAAGTTGTTTGAAAAGATTATCAAGGCCCCCGAACTCACCTTTTCCATCGGTAAAATCCAGTTTGATTCCTTTCCTGCTCAGAAGCTTGTTGGCCGCTTTCATCTTTTTGCCGTCGAAACCAGCCTGAAAGATTTTTCTCAGCGCGTTACCTGATGCCTCGCCCTGCATCCCCATCTGATCCATCATCACTGAAATTGGAGCCAAGGCGCGGGCAGCCGTCAGACCATCTTTATTGACCATCTTCAAAATAGAGCTTGTCTTGGAAAAGAATGACAGCATGTTCGTATCATCCACACCAAGATAAAAGGCTTTCTGAATCGTGTCGAACAAGCCCATCATATCTTCTGACGCCGTACCGGTTGCATCCTGCATTTTTGCCGCAAATTCTGCTGCTGCCTCTGGAGTCTTTTTAAGCTGAACTGCAAGGTAGGCGGACGCCTCGCCCACCCCGCCCAGAATATTTTTTGCCGGTATACCCTGCCTGACAAGCATCTGCATCATGTTCTGAAAGTCAGCGGTAGTGCCGGGTAGTTTGTTGCCCAGCCCTATCGCCAGCTTATTGATCTTCTCAAAGTCAGATCCCACCGCACCGCTAGCATCCATCATGGCAACTTTCAGGCCGGTTGCTGCATCCTCTTGTTTGGCGAAGGCGACCAGAGAACCAGTAAGTCCGGCTGCAAGCCCACCAGCCATTGCCATCCCACCTCTTCCGGCGTCTTCTGCATCTTTGCGAAAACGCCGCAGGTTCTTTTGCATGCGTCCAAGCGCAGGAGAAAGCCTGTCAACGCCTGTAATCAGCGCCTTTAGTTCAAACTCAGCCATTGGCTCGCTCCCGTTCTATCCGGTTTGCCTGATCGATAAGAAACTGCAGACTTTTAAAGTCCTCTTTAAGCACCTCAAGAGGATTCATGCGCCAGTAACTGGCGCAGTCAAAATACATGTTGATCAGAGATGTTGCTGTCAGGCCTACAGGAAAAAACGGGCAACTACCCAACCAGCAGCGTTCAGGTCTGCGGGAGACATATCATCAACAGAACTCGGCGGGATGCCACCCAGCTGGCTGATGTATTTAGCCACTACGTGCGCCAGCAGTTTCACAGATTCGTCCTGATTCAACTGATATGGAAAGCCGAGCTCACGAACATCCTTACCAGTTGGATCACGCAACTCCAGCACATGGATGGTTTCGCCATGTGCCTGGATGGGTTTGGTTAACTGTAATTCACTCATTGAAAGAATCCTTCTTCACCGTGGAACTCAATATCAACGGTGCCCTCTTCGGGGTTGTAGTTAGCTTCGCCGTGCAGCCAGGCAGATGACAGCACGTAAACCATGCCGTTTGCCAGCTCAGAGGTGCACGTCATCGCAGTTGAATTCGTGATTTTGTCGATCGGGAAGTCCTTCGGCACTTTGAAGGTGCCTTTGGTATAAGGTGCCCGGTGAGTTTCTTTACGATCCACTGAACCATCCAGTCCAATGACATCATCATTAATTCTGGTGTTCATGGGAACTTCAATGCCGCCGCTCAGCGAAAGCTGAAAACCGTCAACTTTGAAGTAACAGGTACCCGCAATCTTTGCCATTATTCGCTCTCCTGGGCGTACTGCAGACGGAACTGATTAAGCAGCGCAAACACGCGCAGCTGGTTGACGTAGTCAGGCGGGAACAGCACATCCACGCGGTTTGGATCGGCGGCGTTGCGCTCGACAACCAGGTATTTTTTGAACTGGTCGAAATTCTCGACAATGCCCGCGCGTTCCATCGTGCGATAGCTGGCGCACATTTCGCCTTTAAGCACAGCAGGGGTAACGATGGCCTGACCCGGACCGAAGCGCGTACCGTCATTAGCCAGCTTATGGCGCGGATACTTACTGGTGACGATGCCCTTCAGTTGACGGATAACATAGGCGCTGGTATGCAACGTTTCGCTGTCCAGATAGCTGTTATCCGCCACGCCGTAAGCGTTTTTCTGGTATGTGGTGATGTCACGCTGAATGCGCAGAACCCCGCCTTCGGTATATGCGGTCGCAATACCATGCATTAACAGGGATTGCTGCTCAGTCAGGGTAAAGCGGGTTCCGGCCGGTGCTGGCAGCGCGCCGGTAAGTTCACCGGTCTGAGTCGGACGCGCCGGGTCGTTGCGGATAAATACCGCGTTACGGGCAGTGCGCAGCGCAACCAGTTCATCAGCTGAGGTCTGTACATCAGGCTCATAACCGGCAACCGTAATGTGCTGGTTATTCATCGTGTCACCGAACGCCACAAGCTCTGACAGCGTCCCGATCTTCGCCGTATAAACGTGACCGTAAAGCTGACGTGCGTAGCTCCAGCGCCCGGTTGAGTCGTTCATCTCCAGCGCCATGGTCGCCAGCGATGCAGAGTCACTGAATGGCGTGCCGATAAAGTCGAAAGGTTCATCGCCCATTGAGGAAACCGCGTCACCAAGATCAGGGGCACCTGTACCACCTGACATGGCAGTGATCGCCACAGTGATCCCATCAGGTGTGGTTTCGCCGCCCACAGTGCCGTAGTAATTCACCGTTAACGGGATATCGTTACCGGCTAAGCCTTTATGCCGCGCTGTAAGCGTGATGACACCTGCAGCAGCAGTGGCGGTCACCGGCAGGTCTGCGTTTGCATTGATGGCAGCCGCAAGCGTAGTTGCGACTGTTGCGGCCGCATCACCGGTGACCACGGCAGCCTGAATACGGGAAGCGCTGACATAGAGGCTAATCGTGCCAGATGCCTGGGCATTGCCGGTAATGGTGAGGGTTGCGGTTGCAGCATCCCCTGCCGGTTCATCAACGGCGATAATCCACAGCTCACCGAATGGATCAACAGAGCGGTATTTGGCTACCATCCGGGCAAGCTGGCTTCCGCGCCCCGCCACCTTTCCGGCCAGGGCTGCCGAAGGCATGATGGTAAGCTTGTTTTTCTCAATGCTGCTGCCTGTTGCGGCAAAGCCGATCAGCAGTGCCGGTGCACTGCCCCGCGCTGTATTTGCTTCGCTGTTATCCATCTCGGCCCAGAAAAGGGGCACAAGCAGATTAGAGGGGATATTCGGGTAACTCACCATTACTCACCGCCTTGTTTTTTGGTGTCCGCCACGGCTTTCTTTTCTTCCGTGGTGACCTTTTCAACATCCCCGGCCGCAAGGCGGCGGAGCCAGTAGCTGCTTTCTTCGACGTTCCGGCCTTCTGAAGGCAGCAGATCGCCCCGGACAGGGTCTGGAACAGACCGCCCGCGCTTGGGTTTGATTTGCATGTTTTACTCGCTGAGGTTGATTTTGGTGTGATGCTCGATGATGCCGTCCGGACCATTGCCGGGATCGATATAGTCCATGTCAATTTCGACGGTTTTCAGTTCATCCAGGGCGTTCAGATCATCCTGCTGCCGCGTATCATTTTCAGTAATTTCCCGCGTCAGCATGAATTCAAACTGGTAGTAAAGCCGCCCCCGATCCATATCCAGAAGCTGACCGCCGGAGTACGCTACCGGGCCAGCGTCTTCATCCGGCTCCCAGCCCAGAAGCGCCTTCCAGATTTGCTTTCGCACATCGTGCACGGCGTCATAACCTGCTGCCTGACCACGCTCATCGCGCGTGTTATCCAGCACCACGACAACCGCAAAGCCTTCGGTCACTTTTTGCCAGTAATCGGTCAGGGACTTCTGCTCGGCGGTCACATCTTCAGTTGGCACAACATATGCCGCCGGGAGACGCATTTTCCCGGTTTCGGGGATGGATTTAAATTCCGCTGCCCCCGCAACATTGCCCGCAAACAGCGGACACCGTGCCCGGAGTGCGGCGATCACCAGTGATAGTTTCATTTCTTTTTCCTTTCGGGGCGCAGGGAGGAACGCAGAGCGCGGCTCAGCACATAGCGTGTCCACGCCTTACGCGCATCCAGCACTTCGGTCATGTAGTTTTTACGCGGCGCAACGCGCCACCCGTTACCCCCTGATTTGCCTCTGTGGTGGCTTTTCCGGCGCTTAGCGCCACGCCTGACGCCGTAGAACAGGAAAGCCGGGTAAAAGTCGCCATCAATGAGTCGGTTTCCCTCGCCCCGCTTCTGGTTTGGCGCGATCCGGACCATCAGACCAGGACGGCTTTTCGATGCGCGGGGGACGTAATAACCAATCGATCGCGCCAGCCTGCCGGTGCGAAATCCGGGATTTTCGCCTGGTGCCGAGCGTCCACGGCGCATCACCAGCCTGCGGGCATCGCGCATATGAACCTGGCCGATCTGAATAAAGGCCCGGCGCATTTTTGCCCGGTTAAAAACCAGCTCTTTCGGCTGCTGGAAATCAACATGCAAAAGCGGCTTAGCCATACATTCCCCCGCCGCGGTCTTCTGCACCGAGTTCTTCACACTCCAGCAGCAGATAACGACCTGCTAAGTTCAGATCCCGCAGGCGCTTTATCCTGAATACAGAGCCGTCATAAACAACTTCGTAATCTGACGTAATGCCTTTGCGCATGCGGATCGTGATGTAGTGCGTGATGGTGTCATCTGACTGCACCGATTCGTGGTAAGTGGTCGCTCCCACCTGCCGCACCTTTGCCCAGACCTTTTTCTCATTCTGGTATACCGGAGTGACGCCATAATCCTGGCTGGCTTCATCGATCCGCTGCCGAAGCAGGATGCGCTTATCCAGCTCCCCTGGATCGGGCAACGTATAGGTTGCGCTTGTGCGCGTGGACCGGATTTTCATATCAGAATCCCGAAACAGGCAGGCGGCGGGGCTGCAGCAGGAACTCAAAAGCCATCGGCGTTGCAGACTTTTCAAGTTCAGATACTGAGCTACGGTTTTCGTACCAGTGACTGACCAGCATCAGCAGCCCCAGCCGGATATCCTCTGTAATAACCATGCCGTCCTCATCGAGAGCCGGTATTTCATCATTGGTTTTATAGAGGTTCCGGTTGAGATAGGTGGTTGCTTTCGCCTCAGCTGCCCGTGCCAGCAGTTCCAGCAGGCTGTCTTCATCCGTAAAGTCATTTTCCAGGCGGCACTGCATTTTGATTTCATTCAGCGTCAGCAGCATGACTTCACCTTATTTGGTTTTCGCTTTGGCCTTTGCTTCGGCATCAGCTTTTGCTTTGGCTTCGGCATCAGCTTTTGCTTTAGCTTCGGCATCAGCTTCGGCTTTCGCTTCGGCTTCGGCTTTTGCTTTGGCTTCAGCTTCGGCATTGGCCTTTGCTTCGGCGTCATCACCTATCTGCTCGGCATAACCTTTTTTGATCAGCTCGCGGCCGTGTTGCTCCAGCGTTTCAAACTCGCTGCCTTCAACCTGTACCACACCGTTGAAATAAACCGGTTTAAGGGATCGCATTTTCATTTCGGCTTCCTCAGGGGAAAAGCGGCCCGAAGGCCGCAGTTATGGATTATTCGCCACCCGGAGCCGGTGCGGTGAACTCGCCGTAGATAAACGCTTCAGGACGTTTCACCGCCAGAGCAAGACGCTCTTCGCAGCGAATCGAGATCATGTTTTTCTCGAAGTCGTCGGCGTTCTCTGTGGAGATGACAACGTTCGCATCTTCGCGATCGAAGATTTGAGCGCCAGCATTGAACGCACCGGTCAGGAATTTACCCACGAAGGCGGCAGCTTCGGTCGCCACCACTGGCAGGCCCCACAGGGTAGGACCGGCCAGCGCCGCCGGGTTCGCCAGAATGTAGCGGCCCAGTGTGTCTTTGGTGAGTTCAATCTTCGCCCAGTCCATAAAGTGCAGGACGTGTCCGGAAGCCGGGAAGCGTGCCAGCTGCGCCTGCAGCATCGCCAGACGCAGATCATCGATACCGTTCTGCTGCGCCACGCTGAACGCCGCAGCATAAGCAGATGCCTGAGGGACAATGCCGTCCAGGTGCGCACCCGTGCCATCGCCGAAGAGAATTTCCTGTTCTTCGACGTATTTCAGCCCGTATCGAAGCTCGGCATCAATCGTTGACTGAAGCTGTGGCATATCTTCGAGGATCTGTTTCGCCGCTTTGAACAGGTGGGCAATGGTGCGAACCGGCGTGATTTTTTCAGCGAAAGCGATATCGCTGTATGGTTTGGTGGTGTTTTCCGCTACTGCTTTGGCGTTATTGGTGAAGCCGGTCTGCTGCACCCAGTAAATGGTATTGGACTCGGTGCGGCCCGGCGCGATCAGATCGCGAATAAACAGGCGCTGCTTCGGCTGTGCATCAATGCCCGGCAGACGATCCGGCGCAACAATCTGACCAGGAACATTCACTGTCAGCAGAGCGGCGCTGACCGGAATGCTCAGGCGTTTGTTGCCTTCAACACCTGCAGCAAAAGCTTTCAGCGCTTCAGAAGAGATAACCTGACGCCCCACGCTTTCCACGACTTTGGCTGCGTTGCTCAGCGGCATCTGAGCAACGTGCTGCTCAAGCTCGCCCAGCGAGGCTTTAAGCACTTTTTCCGCTTCGCGCATGGCGTTCAGTTCAGCGGCCATCTTATCAACGGCGTCTTTCGTTTCAGCAGAAAGAGAACCGGCTTTCTTGGCCTCTTTCAACGCATCTTCTGCCTTCGCGCTGAATTTGTCGTTGGCTTCTTCAATGCTTGCAGTGACCTTTTTCAGAATCTCATTTACTTCAGACATGGTTAATCCTTATTTGCCGAACGCGGCCAGCGCGTCTTCAAGTTGTTTAATGTTTTCAGGTTGGATGGTGTTGGTAGCGCCCGGCATACCGTCAGGACTGGCAGCAGCGCCTGGCTTGCTGCCGGTTAAAGCTTTAAGAAGTCTTCGCCGCTCTGAGCGTGGCGTGTCGGTTTTAGCGAGCAACGCGTCAAGTTTGCGCAGCGCCGCTGCCGGGCTGTCATCGTCATCAGAGATTTCATCAGCAGACAGCAGGCGATCGGCAAACCCCTTTTCAACCGCATCGCTGCCGCCGATATAGGTTTCTGCATCCATCATCGCGTCGATGACCGAGGAATCCAGCCCGGTGCGGGCACCGTAGATATCGTTCATGGCCTTATCGAAGGGTTCCATATCAGCGGCGATCTGCGCCAGATCGTGACGGTTACCCATCGCGTAAACCCAGCAGTTGTGGATCATCAGAAACGCGCCACGCCCAATCTGCACCTCATCGCCCGCCATCGCGATAATGGAGGCAGCAGACGCCGCCAGGCCCAGCACCTTAACGGTGACTTTGCCTTCGTACTCACGAAGCAGGTTGTAAATCGCCAGGCCTTCGAACATGTCGCCGCCCGGACTGTTGATATTGACCGTGACATCTGCGCCACCGATGGACCGAAGCGCGGCGGCGATACGGCTGGCCGTCACACCCTCGCCGTACCAGTCGGCACCAATCACATCGAAGACAGAGATGCTGTTTTCATCAGACTTTGCGGCTTTAATGCCGCCGTTCCAGCGCTCCATTGCGGAAGACGGCAAATCGCGTTTTTCGCGCGCAAAAGGCCGCCCCTCCGGCGCTCGCGGAAGGCTTTTTAATGTCATCGGTTTTAGTCCTGCGTTTCGGAGGGTTGCGGCGCATGCGCGCCGGTTGAGTGTTTCGGTTGAGCGTCACGTTCCGGGAATAACCACCCCTCAAGCGCTGCTCTCACCTTTTCGCCGTTATTTCCACCATCGCTGCCGAGCTGATCGAGTGGTGTGAGATTCAGCTGAACTGTATAGATTTCTCCCCCATCAATTGGCGGGAGATTCTCCAGTCGCCGCACATCGTTTCGTGACATCCAGCCATTTTGCAGGGCAGTCGTGTAGTAAGCCGAACGTCCCGCACTGTCAGCACGCAACAGACCTTCCACAGAAAACTCTGCGAAAAAATCTTCATCATCCTTGAGCAGACAGCGGGCAATTTCCTGCTCAATGTTTACAAGCAACGGGCGCAGGGTGTTGGTCAGGAACAGGAGGTTCATACCTTCAACGCTCGATGCCCAGCTGCTCTGCTTTGTCATGTGACCGACCATAAAGGGGGGGACCCTGAACCAGCGGCAGATTTCTTCAATGCTGAAAGATCGGCTTTCCAGCATCTGAGCATCCTCAGGGTTAAGAGTGATCCCCTGATATGACATGTCCCCCTCCAGCACCATAACTTTACCGGCGTTTTTTGATCCCACGAACCGGTTAAGGTTCTCGCGGTTTTTCGCGCGCTGCTCTTTTGTGAGAAGGGTTTTTGACAGGAAGAAGCCGGAAGTCTGGATACCGTTTTCAAAAATCTTGGCTGCGGATTCTTCGACCGCCATTGCAGAGCCGAACACATCGCGCCCGGTGCGCATCGGCATCATGCCGCAGACGCCATCCAGACCAAATCCCCGGATGTGCATCATGTTTTTTACCGGAATGATGCGTGGCACGCCCTTCTCTGTGTAGGTGTACTGCAGTTCGCCGCTGTCCAGTCGCTCCACTTTCATACACTGAGGGAGCAGCGGCACCAGAGAGACCAGCTTAAGGCCGATCATCTTTTTCTCAACGTAGGCATTACCGCGCAGGCAGATGCTTGCGACCACCATAAGCATGAAGCGGGATGGTGTCATTTCAGTGTTAGGGCGGCGGCACAGCACCTGATAGGCGGGATGCGTTGTTGCCAGCTTGCGGGAGCCGTCAGCCGCCCGTTCATAGACCTTCATCGGCAGGGTTGAAACGGACTCACTCAGCAGACGTACGCAGGACCATACAGAAGACAGCGCCAGCGCTTTTTCTGCGGTCACGACTTTGCCGCTGCTGCTGGCACCGTACCACTCCTGCCAGAACGCGGCATCATTAAGGCCAATCGACTCACCGAGCCAGTTAACAATCGCGCTCTTGATGCGGCCCGGCCGTTTTTTTTCCTTCATCAGATACCTACCATGATCGGGTCGTCAAAAAAATCATCAGGATCGCCGTTGTCCACCAGCACAGCGTCTTCCGCTGCGCCGATTGCCATGGCAGACGCCACCACGCCGTCTATGCGGCCGGTGCTTTTCTTTTTGGCAAAAATACGGTTGTCCTTCTGGTCAGCCTCAAGAACTGCAGAGGCGGCGTTCCAGCGCAGACAGGGGTTGGTTCGGATAACAATCGTCTGATTGTTCAGGTGCTCTTCAAACAGCTCAATTGATCGCGGCATCCACAGGCCGGACTCCTGCGCCTTATAAAAACCCTGCCCGTGCGGGATCAGGTCAACGCTTACCGATTCACTCTCCAGTTCAGGCTCAAGATATTTAATTCGGTACTGGTCAAACGCGATGCATTTAATATCGTATCTGGCTGCCAGCTCACCGATGCGGACGGCAACGAAACCGTAGTTCACCGCTTTACCCGGCGGCGCATGGATGTAACCGTTACGCAGCCAGGCATCATACGGGACGTGGTCGGTTTTGGCTCTCTCGAGCAATGAGTCTTTGGGAGTCCAGAACTCGACCAGCAGCTTTTTCGATTTCGGGAAATAAAGCGCCAGCGCGGTAAGGTCACGTGAACCAGATAAGTCCAGACCGCCATAGCATTCCTCACCTGTCAGTTCTTCAGGATCAAATTCCTGTTCGCAGTTCATCCAGGTGTCACTGTCAATCCACGGATCGGCAGATTCCACCCACTGACAGAAATTAAGACGCCTGACGATGCTCTCTTTCGATGGCATGCCCCGCGCCTGCGTCACCTGCTCCCGCAGGTACTTTTCGGTAAATGTCTGCCCCAGTGACGGGTTAGCCTTGCCCCAGCAGGTTTCGTCCTTAAACGGGTCGTCACCTTCATCCAGCGAGCAGATGAAACTGAAAAAGCTGTCATCCTCCAGATCACCGGCAGCAACCTTGCGACCGTATTCGTGATATTCGAAGCAGACGCTGGTTTTATCGTGGCCGCTGTTGGTGATCAGAAACATCAGTGCCTGACGGCGGCCCTTTGTTCCGGCGCGCATCATCTCAACAACGGCGTTTGTTTTGTGCTCGTGCACCTCGTCAATCAGCGCGCCATGCGGGCGCGGGCCTGACTGACCATCATCGGAACTGATCGGCTTGAAGAATGAGCCCGTCTGCAGGAATGCCAGGTTCCAGACGTTCAGGCCGGTGCCGGATTTGGTGATGCGCTGCGCGAGTGCCGGAGACTGATCAACCATCGTCACCGCATCGCGAAAAAGGATCATCGCCTGGTCTTTTTTCGTGGCCGCCGCGTAAACCTCAGCGCGCGGTTCTTTGTCCGCCATCAGAAGGTAAAGGCCAACGCCGCCCGCCAGTGGCGACTTACCCGATCCCTTTCCTGACTCGATGTAGCTCATGCGGAAACGCCGCGTACCGTCTGCGGACTTCCAGCCAAAAAGTGATCCAACGATGAAGCACTGCCACGGCAGCAGAATAAATGGCTTCCCCTCATGCTCCCCGCCGTTTAGCTTCAGCACTTTGGCAAAGAAGTCAACGACACGCGTTACCGCCTCAACATCCCAGAACAGGCCTCTTTTTGGCCCCTCTTCAAGATCACGAAGGTGTCTTGCGCAGGCGGCGCGAATATCCGGCCCGGCCAGCTTTTTACCGCTGGTAACGTCCAGCGCATACTGAGTAGCCGGATCAACCGAAGAACTGGTTGAACGGGTCTTCTTCTTTTTCTCCACCATTAACTTTTACCTTCGATCGCGCTGCAGGCGTTAAACCAAATTCCACCAGATAACTTTTGAAGCGGCGATCGGCATCAGCAAGCATTGATACCGCCGGGTTAGCTTTGATAAGAAATCCGCCCTCGGTCTGGACCGTATAGGTTCTGCCTTCTTCAGCAATCGTGATCCTTAACTGGAGAATGTCAGCGTAGATATCGCAGAGCCTTTCCAGCGCCAGAACGTCGGCTATGGTAAGCACGCCCATTTCATCAAGAAGAACCGTCACCTTTCCCCACGCAACCTTTCCCCAGTCAGTGAGGTGTGATGGTGGGCTGGGGATTTCTCTTGCGGGAGCAGGCTCTTTATCGTTCAGCTTTCGCTTGCTCGGATTGCCGGTAACGACCTTAAGGTGGGTCGGTTTTGGTCGTCTTCCGGCCATTAAAACCTCCCAGAAAAAAACTTTTCATTTCGCGGTTGTGCACAAAAAGGGGGGCGGGCGGTCAGGAAGGCGGTACCCCCTGAAGTCTTTACCCTCCCCTCCCCCATACGGTGATATTGATTCTCATTTGCGCCAGTGTGACTCTGGATCGAGCGGCAGGCCGTTCTCATCACAGCCGATGACGTGACCGCGCTTTTCTTCGCGCTGCTTGGTTGAATCGTGATGCTGTTTGCACAGAGGCTGCCAGTTGGTTTTATCCCAGAATAGCTTCTGTGCCTTTGCTATCTCTTCCTGAGTGCCGCCGTTCAGCGCTTCTTTCAGCTTGTGAGGCTTGATGTGATCCACAACGGTAGCCGGTACCGCTCTCTGCTGCCGGAGGCACATTACGCAGACAGGATGCGACTTGAGAAACGTGCGCCTGGCTTTGTCCCAGCGGCTGTTATAGATGCGGGGCTCGGACATATTCACTCCAATAAAAAAGCCACCAGCGGATGCCAGTGGCTTAGTAGTTAAAGACGGGTAAATCATATTTATAACTTTAGATTTCTTGCATTATTACAAGATGCGACAAATAGAAAACTATATAAACTATCTTAGTATGTATTGCAAAACACCTGCGTTCCTATCTGGTTACAGTAAGTTTGCTTTGGCTGCATAGCTCGCATTGATTCATTAAAACTTTGCAGATTCTGCTGCTGGATCTGTCTGTCATTCATTTTCTTTTGGTAATCGGCAGATGAGTCAATCGAATAACCGTCGGTGTTTGGCCGCTCAACAGTTAACTTAATGCCATCCGGGAAACTTGAGGTTGTGATGAGTTGCCTGTATGCAGCTGTTGCCCCACTGGTCCAAACAGCTTTACATGGTTCCGTAGATAAGTAACCATTCCCGGAAATACCGCTTTTCGGATAATAAAGATCTAAGGGCGTGTAACCTTTCTGGGTGCCATTGCAGATAACCATGGCAGATTGCGGGGCGCTATCATATTGAACCAAATAGCCTGATGGAGCACAGCCCGTTAACAATGCTACACATAAAAGGCAAGATAATTTAATTTGTTTATTCATGAAAATATCGCCACAAGTCATTAAGTGATTGTTCTAAAAGCAGCGATATTCTATCTGAAGTTATGCTTAATTACGTTAATGAAATAAACTCTTAGTCACAAATTTTCGTGTTCCTCCTTATCTTTTAGATGACCCTATTACAGGCACTCAGTGAATGCCTGCTGTAATGCCTTAGCAGTCGTCGTCTGGCTTCGCTACTAACAGCACGCCGGTTAGATGGCCTCTCGGACCGGCTTGCTCAGTGATTATTCCAATTTTGTTACGTCATTATGGAGACTTCCCATAGTGCAGAAAGGAAATTTGATAGATAATAAGGGGCCATTTTGTATATTACAGTTCAATTATTTGACTCAAGGTAAGACAATGAAAAACAGGATAACAATTGGAATGCACAGAATGGGACTGGTTGCATCCGTGGTGCTTGTAATACTAAGCTGGATTAAGGTTAGTGACCGCGCTGACCCCACCATTTTAACTTATATGGGATCTGTAGTTATTGGTGCTGTTTTGTATGGACTCTTCAGAAGCGCTGCGTGGATTATCACTGGTTTTATGAAAGACTGACTGTTTAATCATTGACCAGATGTAAAGATATGCGCTATCGCTTGTAACTGTAAAACATCAAGCGCCCCGAGTGAGACTCTTTCTGATGGCAATAAAAAAGCCCCACATCAGGGGCTTGACTCGGATCGGATTGGTTCGTCTACAGACAATTTTGTGAATGCTTTAACTTTTCTGTTGCTTCATCGCATATACTCTGAAGAAATTCCAGCTGCTGTGCAGCATCGTTTTTAATCATATCAATAACGATGCAATAACCCTCGACCCATATCTTATTAGCTGTGTTATGTACTAGTCTTTCAAAAATTTGAACCCACTCTGGGTTAGGCACACCCTCAAGTTCGAAATATGTTAATACCCCATTAAACCTACGGCTACGGTATTCATCAACTCCCAGTATTTTCATGCAAGTCATCCCACTGACACTACAGGACGGATATGAATACCACTCGACTAAGAAAAATCCTACAACCATAATTAATAGGTGTTTCATTCAATCTCATAGTACATCGTTTAGATCTGACAAACTTGCATGTAAGGTTATGGGCCAGCTTCGCGACGCTTCACAGCGTGGCTAACCGTTTTGTGCAGAGTGGAGAACATCATCAGGCGCTCTACTGTAAAGCGCCTGGGGCTGCTCACTTAACCGCGTTATACCAGGCCTGCCAGCGGTACTTATCGAGACGCAGCTGGCGCAGGCATGCCGCTGTCTCAGTATCGGATTGCAGATCCGCATCGCTGTCTGCACCAGCATTACTTGCCCTGCATGGGGTCTGCATCAAATCCGCTGATGGAGTTGGCAGCGTCGATGGCACGCTGGCGCAACCGCACAGACTCATCATCAAACTGGCACACAGTACGGTTCGGATTCTGGACATATTTCACCACGTCGCGGGTTACTGTTTTGTAGATGACCCTGCCTTCTTCGCTGGCCTGCGCCGCTTTCTTCTCAACCGGCTGAATAGCTTTTTCAGCTTTGAGTTTCTTTTCAGCGGCCAGAGCATTGATGTGATCCGCGTGTGCGCTCCAGCCGAAACGCCAGGAAACAATCGCCGTGGAAACCAGCATGACCACCAGCGCCAGAAGCACATATCGCAGCTTCATAGCAGCACTTCACGTGCGCGGTTGTAACGCTTCTGTCGGTCATCAATGCCGTTCTGCCCGCCGTTGATGATCTGCGTCACCCGCACCACATCGCCCGGATAACGCATGCAACCGCTGGTGGCAAAGAACCATGCCGCTGATCGCGCTGCGTGGCGGTCTTCCGCCAGCAGTTCAGGCGTAGTGACCAGGTCAAGTTTCAGCGCGGTACCACAGCGGCGGTAATTATCCAGCCCGGTAATCTGAATCAGACCGCGCCCGCGATACTTCCAGCCGTCCTGCGGGCCCTTATTGCCATTGCGTTTGTTATAAGCCAGATTTGCGATCGCGCGCTGGCGCTCCAGCGGAAGAGACGGTTCACCGGCGCGGCGGCCAAGCATATTCGCCTGGTCCTGCGTGATACGCCCGGCGCGGATGAAACCGGCCAGACCCGCCACGCTGTAGTTGAAACTTTCCACCAGCGCGGTGAAGCCCGTTGACTCATGCCCGACCTGTGCAATGAACATCGCCTGATGCACAGGCTCGGTAATGGCAAATTCACGCATCGCCGCATCGATGTGAGGGAACCAGCGCGCGGCTAATCCGGCGCTGATGTTAGCCGCCCGTTGAAATTGTGTCTGGTTCATTCTGGCCTCAGTACGTGAAACAGCTGTGCCACATTACCCCGCGCCCTGAACACGGCGGCACAGATGATTAAGTTGATAGTGACGCTCGCCCAGTGAACGTGCAGGTAGTAATCGAACAGGAAGCGGAACGGGACCGATGCATACGCCAGGATGATGAGATACGCCAGCCAGGACGCCCACCAGTTGTGTTTCCCGCCCGGCTTGCGGAACATCATCAGGCGCAGAACAATCGCAGTGCATGTCACAACGTTGGTCAGCACCAGAGGATCACTTGTTACCATTGGTTCCTCCTCTCCACCTCTGCAACAGCGACAGCGGATCCTGCTCACTGAAAAAGGTGAGCGCCTTGATAGCCAGCGCAGACAAGAGAACCGCGCCAAGCGCGTCAAGCGGCTTATCGTTGTACCGGGTTACGCTTGCGAGCATGGAACCAACCAGCCCGGAACCGTATACCCCGGCAAAGTAGGAAACGATGAAGTATGCAGAGCGGCGGAAAATAGTCAGGTCTGCTGCTGTGGCAACGTAGAAAACGGCACCCGCGAACGCGCCGAACACGACACCATAATCAGTGCCGGTCAGCAGCCCGTACAGGCTGGCACCAGTTAACGCACTCGCAGCTGCAACAGACCCGGATACAGGTTCGGACATTTAGCCCCCTCGTCATTGCTGTGGATCCTCTCAGTTGAGGGGAAGAAAGAGGCCACCAGCAGGCGACCAAATGCACTCTGTCAAAGGCCGCCGTGAAGCGACCTTTTGCAAAGGGTTATTTTTAAGATTTGAACGGCCAGAATCGGGAATCGAGCAGCCTGGCGAGGGTATGAAAAAGGCCTCACCGGGAACCCGGTGAAGCACTTAGTTTAAAGTGGTGGTATCAACGGACCGTCTAACACCTCGACTTCGTCGTTGTTGCATATGTCACAACCACGCGTCAAACACCAGACACCCTTAACTATCTTGCCGGAGAGCATGTCTTCCACCTGTTCATTTTGAAAATAAGCAACCTGGACGACATTGACATGACGTATCCAGTAAAAGCCTTCTCTCATAGTTCTACCTCCTCTTGCCTGTAAGGCCCTATCCAAATCCATTTGCCGGGTTTAAGAGAAAATATAAGACATAACCGGGATCAGGGCAGACAATGAAGTTAGCGCGTATAAAAAATTTTAATGGTCCTCCATTGAGGACTCGAACCCCGAACCGCAGAGGTAGAAGCTCTGTACCCTCTCCCGTTGAGCTAATGGCGGATAAAAAAAAGACCTGCTCGGAGAAGCAGGTCTCAAATCAGGTAGAGTGTTTCTGGTGCCGGGTGCCTCCCGGTGAGACGCTGACTGGCTTCATCGTCCCGCATGCATATATATCAACAAAGGTAGCCAGTATTGCCCCTCCGCACAGGGGGATTCACCATGCCATTATTGGAATATGGACTGTCAAAGAATGCACTTTGAGCATAGCCCTGCCAGCCCGATATGCAATACAACTTAAAATCAACTTTCCAGATCTGGGAAGGCCATCAAAAAAGCGTTATTTTGTTGCCTTAAGCAGTGGCAGGAGCAACATAACCACACCAGCCACCAGCACGCCGTCAGCCAGAACCGACATCAACTTGCTGGTAAAGTCGACAGCGATTACCAGGAACAGCAGGACACCAGCGGCAGCCCAGCGCAGCTTTGCCATTACAGGTGATTTTCCAGACGCAGGCCGAGGGCGTTGGCGATCTCTTCCAGCACCTTACGCTCTTCAGGCTCTACTTCCCCGTCTGCTTCAGCAATGGCTACCGCCACGTCGAGAACGTCTTCTGCTTCGCGCGGGTCGTGCTTAACATCTTCAATCTCGCGCAGCGCTGCCCGGCGACCAATCTTAAAGTTGGTGTCCAGTTGGCCGACGATCGTTGCGCTGATAGCGTTAATTTCAGAGGTGAACGCCGCCAGCGATGGCTGGTTGCGTAGCACCTGTTCGATCTTCGCTTTCTCTGACGCTTCGCATTCGCCGTCGGCGTATGCCACCAGATAAGCAGCGTTTACCACCGCCTGCGCCAGATCGCGTTTTTCGAACTTCTTGATGTCGCTTACTGCTTTACGGGCTTTTTTACCGAAACCAAACATAGTGACTTTCCTTTAGTGGTGAGCCTTACGCTCAGAGTGGACAGCCCGCAGATATAGTCACACCGACCACTGCTAAGGCTCACCCTGAAAGACTCTGCGGTTGAAGTGCGCCGAGCGTGGCGCGGATATGAAAAAGGCCCGCAGATGCGAGCCTATGATTCCGCTTACCGATACGGAGCGACCAGCCTTAGCTGCCGCAGATTTATATTGTGGTCCTGCCTGTGTGAGCTTTGCGTTCGGCTGGAACATGTAGGCTCCGCATCACTCCCCGCACTTCATCTTATTGGCGGCGGGCATCCATAAAAAAACCCGCTCGGAGGCGGGTTAGTAACTCTGAACATACAATGCCCATCGTTAACGTCAAATTTACACAAAAACGGCAAGATTGCAAGCATCATGTCGCTAAATTATGCGATATCGCTCAAACCTTGCATTCCTGTTACTCGCCGTAACTGCACATCTGTGTAGCTTTCCTCCTGAAAGCATCGTGTTACCAGGCTTTCATAGAACGGCTTCCAGCTGTAACGCCATGTCCGATCGGGAAGTCCAGGTAGCAGCGCGAGAATGCCGCGATAGGCTACCGACGATTTTGGCCTGCTGTAGCCGCGCCCTTCACAGCGAGCACACTCTTTGTAAACCGGTACACCCTGGAACTCAGTGGCTTTGCGATCCACTGTTTTACCTGTACCACCGCACTGACAGCGCTTACTTATTTTCCCCTTGCCGCCACATTTTGGGCACAGGCATTGATTCACGTCATCCACCTGGCGGAAACGCTCAAAATCGGAAGGCGACTGTCCAGACTCTTTCGCCCAGTCCGGCAGCCGCATCGTGTAGTGGCTTTTCGTTATTTTGCTGGTGGTGGTGATCAGCCCCTTCCCTGCGCACTTCGGACAATCGACACTGTCGGCGGCTGAAGAGGCATAATCATTGTAGGCATACTTCGCCAGCTGCAACATACAGAGAGGCAGTTTCTTACCGGCGGCACGGCGGATAGCCAGCGGCACGCGTTCTTTCGCATATTCTGCCAGCCAGCGGATAGCGGTCTCTTTATCCTGTGCGCTTACGCCAGCTTTACCCAGGAACATAGCCAGCCCGATCCCGGCGTCGGCCTGAGTCATACCCAGCGCGGCCATAACATCGGTCACGGTCAGTTGCTCACTTGCCGTGGCCCGCACGCTGTCAGAAATATGCATGCCTTTTGGTGCGAAAAATTTAACGATGCCATCTAAATTCATGGTGGTCTCCACTCCACTAATCACGCGAGAACGCCGATCGCCAGCGCGCGGTCTAATGTCTTCAGCAGCAGCTCTGGCTGCGTGCCATATTTTTCTTCAAACGCCTTAACATCAGCGTGTAACTCGTCGTGGTGCCTTCTGCACAAAGGCAACACAAACAGGTCATGCGCTTTGGTACCCATTCCGCCCTGGCCGTAACCGATCAGATGGTGTGGGTCGTCCGCAGGATTGGCACAACACGCGCACGGCTGCGCCTTTACCCATCGGGTGTACTTCTCGCTCTCCCAGCGCTTACGCTTCGGGCGCAGCATGAAGGACTCCGGCGACTCCGGGTCGATGCGCAGCGCCAGAACCTGCTTTGCTTTTTCCTCCATAATGCTGGTGGCCGACCTCGTGGGTACCAGCTCGCTTTCGCGATAGACACTTTTTATCTTTTCCACTGGCAGGCGCAGCACGCTGTGCGCGACATCTTCCGGAATCACATCTATCAGGTCATTACGCGCCAGCCACCAGCACAGTTCGGGAAGCGTCAGCTGGTGCGTGCTGTCAAAGCCCAGCGCCATACGGACAAACTCAATAACCCATTCAATGACATTTGCCCGCGCCATTCCCGCCAGGCGCTCGGTATATTGTTCGCGCAGCTGGTTGTCGCAGTGCCAGCAGACGCGGATCACGCCTGGCTCGTGGTAAAGCGCGGTAGTGTTTTCATCGTGCCAGGTACCGACCGTGTACTGGCAGCCGGTACCGCGCATTAACCAGTTCTCAAGTGAAGACAGGCCACCGGCACGGCCAATCAACTTCTTGTTTTCGAAAATCGGGACCAACCGGGGATCTTCCGCCAGCGGCTGGGTAGCGGGCGGGATTTCACCCGTCGGAAGTGCAGCAAGGCGCGGCGGTTCGTTCTCAAGCAACATGCGTCCACAGCTGAAGTGCGCCAGCAGATCCGGGCCAGGCCTGAACATCACAACGCCAAGCTCCCTGACAACTACAGGGGTAAGTAGCGCCCTCATGCCGCATTCCCTTTCGCCAGATGCTCCGCCCACAGACCGCCTATCCACTTAACGCCTTTCGCCGTGAAGCGCGACTGACTGAATCCATGGTTTGAGGTCGCTGATGTTCCGGTCTTTACTTCAAAACGGCCAAGGGCAATATGCCGGTGGCGCGGCGTCAGAGATCCGCCCAGGCGGTACATGATATCGTTGTCGATCAGGAACAGACGGAACTCAGGCTCTTTGGCCTGGAGCAGTTTTGCCACCTGCCGGAACGACATCGAGCCGCTCGCGGTACAGTAGCGATCAACAAACTCAACTTTTGGCGCGGCGGCGGCCAGTTCCGCCGTCAGTTTCTGTTTATCCTCCGCCAGATCAGCGGCAAGACGAAGCGCCTCCGGCAGCGACTGCGGCACGGCCAGTTGTTGCCCCTGCTCCAGCGCCTGCCAGCGGTCCACCAGCCGGGCGGTAAATTCGGGGCAGAGCTGCGCAACGATGATGTAGCTGTCGCGCTTGCTCACCTCGTAATAACTGTAGGTCTGGCCGTTCTGGGGATGGGTGTACTGCAATGCGGCATACCCCCCGATCACCCCGCCGCTCATCAGTCTCTCAATCGTGACGCACACATTACTGTGTCGTGAATCCACCAGATCGGCAATTTCACGGCTGGACATCGTCAGCGCACCGGTTACTGTCGTTAACTGTTGCATGCTCTTCTCCACTTATCCGGCGACTGCACTCGCCATGGCTTCAAATTTTCTGATCGTTATTTCTGCCCTGCCCCCTGGAGTGATCGGACCCCATTCAACCTGCATCCGTTTCACCTGGCTGTCGTCTTCCCACACCCCGGCGTGCGTCAGGGAGTCAAACAGCGCTTTGATATAGTTGTCGAGGTCACGGCGGCGGGCATCCGGCGGAAACAGGATAATTTCCACGGCTGCCGGGGCACTGCTGGGCTTCGGCAGGCAGCGCAACTGCTCAATGATCGCCGCGCACGCGTCGCTCTGGTATGTGCGACCCTTAGCGCTGATGAGATGGCGACCGGCCAGCGGCCCCCTGTTAGGGGCGCGCCAGTAGGTATTGACGGTGGGCGGGAACGGCATCACCAGTTTCATAGCGTCACCTTGCGGGAGTCGAGAAAGTCAATTGCGCGCGCTCTGGCGTGATCCTCACCGTTCACCAGCGAGCGCAGTAATGAAATGGCTTCATCCTCTGCTGTCGGCGTAGTGATTGTGATACCGCGGCTTACGCCTGGCGCGAGAGTGATCATTCCCTTGCGCTGAAGCGCTCGCAGCATGTCAGTGGCCGCGTTCGGCGAACTGGCACCCATCAGGGCGGCAACTTCTTTTTGCGATGGCGGGTAGCCGCGATTTTTCTGGAAAGCCACCAGCAGATCGAAGACTTCGCGCTGGCGAACGGTTAAATTCTTCACGCTGCATCCTCCTGTGATGAGATTTTGCTCATGTACTCCTTCAGGGTGGCGCGAATGCTTCGAATGTTGCCGCGCGCGGTGGGTTCCATGCTTTGAATGACACTCAGGAATACCGGGATCGCCATGGCATACTCGTTCATCGCCTCCATGCCAGCAGTATTAAGGCGTTCCTGCATATCCTCCCTTGCCGGATCAGTCGCGTCGAATACCTTATCCATCCATTCGCTTACCGCTATGTGCAGTTCTTTCTCCATTATCAAAACTTCAGCCACAGCAATATCGCCAGCGCTTACCGTCACAACCGTCGGAGCTGATACATTGTCCGAAGCCCAGACATGGGCAAACTTCGATTCTTTGAAGGTGTATTCCACCTTGTCGCCGAACGCGGCGCGAACACAGGCCCATGCCCTGATCCCGCTCTGCGAAAGAATATGTTCCTGTAGCAGCGGCAAATTATCTTCACAGTTGCTTCCCGGTTCCGGCAGCGGTACTTCTCTGGCCTGTTGCTGCTCAACTGCACTTCCAACAGCCTCATCAGCGGCATCAGGAATAACTTCCGGAATATTTTGTTGCGGCATCTGGGGTAACAGGCGCAGCGCTTCGCGACGGATCTGCGCGATAAAAGCATCACCACGCGCTTCCAGATCGCTGCGGTTGATGTAGCTCATCGCCGGGCCGCGCCATGTTTTATCGAACACAGCCACTGCACCCGCGAAGAATGCGCCGGTCGGCACCTGTTTTTCATCTTTTGGAATGAACCAGGCCGGCAGATCAAACCCAAGGCGACCACGAATAAACGCGATGTGATCCGCATCTTCCGGCCACCATACTTCGCTGGTGGCTGCCTTAATCAGAAACACGTAACGACCGCCCTTTTCACGCATGGCGCTGGCGTGCTGCATGATGTAACGCATACCAGTGATGTATTCGCCGTCGTGCTGTGATGCGCGGCTGTATGGCGGGTTGCCGAACGCCGCGCCGTTAAGTCCGGCCAGCTTCAGGGACCAGTCCTGCGTAAGCGCATTGTCTTCAGCTGTGTAATACGCTTCGCATTTGCTGTTCTCGCCATCGCTAAACAGATCCAGAACGAGCGGGCCGAACATCGCATTAATGCCCCAAAAGATGTTTTCCGGCGTGCGCCACTGATCACCCACTTCTTTCAGCTCGTGGGCCGGGCGGCTGCGCAGTTCTGCCAGTGCCTGGCAATATTGGTTAAGCACGGCGTTGTCTAAAGTAACGTCACTCATCCACGGAACCCCTCTGGAATTTTGTTATCGCAGGCAGAGATCGCATTGACGTCCCGTTCGCGGTTTTTATCCCAGGTATCGCGAAGCGGACGGCCCTTCGCTTCCCAGCGCACTGCGCTTTGCAAATAGCCTTCAAACTTCTTCAGTCCGAACAGCGTCTCAGGGCGCATGTACTGGTACTGCTCATCGTTTTCACGCCAGTGTTCATGCTTCAGGTCGATCACCAGTTTCAGGTCGCTGACGCTGTAACCTTCACGCAGCCTGGCCCGGATGTTTTCCAGTGAGGTTTTGGATTTCTGGTAACGGGATCCGCTGATCAGGTTCAGGTGTGACAGAACCTCAATCGCAAGATCGGTTATCACCACCTCAGGGTCGGGTTGCGGCGCAACCGGACAAGAGGGTTTTGAATTTACTTGTGGATCTGTAGTTGAATTTACTGACGGATCCCCGCCAGATTCTGACGGGTCAAAACCGCCGCCGGTGCTGTTTTCTGATGCCTCAAATTTTGAGGGGTCAGATTTTGATGCGTCAGATTTTGACGGGTCAGAATCTGACAGGTGAGAGAATGCCGCAGCCTGAAGTTTTGCCACGTTAAGCTGATAAACGTTCGAGGCGTTGCGGTTACCCTGACGGCGCTGCTTACGCGCGAGCCAGCCGCCCTTTTCAAGCTGGGCCAGCGCTGTACGCACGGTGCTTTCGCCCGCGCCAATTTGCCGCGCAATGGTACCGATAGACGGCCAGCTGATGCCCTCATCATTGCTGAAGTCGGCCAGGCGAGCCATGATCGCCACGCTTGAGAGCTTCATGCCTGAAGATGCGCATGCGTCCCACACGTAGCCTGTTAATTTAGTGCTCATCCTTCCACCCTTCTGAATTTCTCCCGGAACCGTTCGACAGGCTGCATGCATTCGTGCGGGTAGCCGCTGCGCATGAAGATGACCTGTCGTTTCTCCCGGTCATAACCAATGACGTGAACTTCAATGCCCCGGTGATCCCGGTACCGCCGGTCAAGTTGTTCCACTCTTTGCGCCCCTTCTCATTCATTGCAGAAAATGCGCCTACCAGTTCGCAGGCTGGCTGGTAGTTGTGGCTGCCATCTGCGGCACGTACTATCTGCTCATAGCCGAACGGGGAGGATTTACCCACCAGCGGCAAGCACCGAAATTGCTTAGCTGGCCTGAATCGGTTTAAACTGTTCATGCGTTAGTTTCTCCACAGTCACGACACGCCACGACGCCCGGAGCTGCACACTCGCGGGCGTCACTTATTTTTGCGACCAAACAGCGCGACAATCGCGCGGATCTCTTCTTCACGCGCAGCCAGGTGACGGCGGTGATGTGACAGGATTTCTTCCGCTTCATGCTTTTCAATCACTCCGTCTTCAAGCGCCTGCTCAATAATCTGATCAACCTGACCACGCGCGGCTGCTGTACGCATTGCACGGCTGAACAGGTCAACACGATCCAAATCTTCCAGGTTCGGCACATCCACCAGCAAAGCACCGCGACGCTTCGCAAAGTAATCAGCGACCAGAGAGGTGTTTGAAATGTCTTCCATCGCTTCAAGCTCGGTGACTTCGAAGAAACGACAGCCATTCTTTTCGTAAATGTTGTTGTTGAACTGGGTGATAGTCATGCCCAGCGCGCCAGCCATAGCTTCACGGCCGCCAGGCAACGCTTTGCACATCGCTTTCACTACTGCTTTTAGTGTTTGCTCTACCATATTGATTTTCCTTTGGTAGTTACGGTGATACAGCCGATTCGTTAGGCTTAACCGGTGGGAAAACATCATCAATGCTCACTTCTGCGCCGAATTCATTAAGTGCAGAAACGATGGCCCGGCACTGATCTATGTTCATGTTTCTTTTGCTATTTTCGTAATGACAAACAGCCCCTTTTGTCACTCCGAGAACACTCGCTAAGTGACCCTGAGTAATGCCTAGCCTGGTTCTTATTGCTCGAAGGTTGTTCATTCTGATCTCCTGTAAACGAATTAAATATACATTTTGTATCTTTAACCCGCAAGGAAGATATACGTTTTGTGACTCGATTATGGGTATACAACTTGTATTATTTGGGCATGACTATGAAATGGTACGACTTGGCAAAAACCCTGATGAAAAGTCGGGGTGTCACTCAAGAGCAGCTGGCTGAACACCTTGGTATAACAAAAGGTGCGGTAAGCCATTGGCTCAATGCACGACGTGAACCCAACCTGGGAGAAATCGCCCGAATCCTAGAGTTTCTTGGGAAAAAAAATTTTTCCGTTGGGGCAGGTGGCTTAATTATTGATGAGAACCTTAAAGGAGATGTTGAGTACATTGGCCCCTATAAGCCAGGCAAGAAATACCCCGTACTTAGCAAAGTTCAAGCTGGAGCATGGGCCGAAGCTTGTGAGCCTTATACGCTGAAAGATGTCGACCTTTGGCTTGACTCTGACGCGCACACCCAAGGTGAGGCGTTCTGGCTAGAGGTTGAGGGCGATTCGATGACCGCGCCAATGGGACTAAGTATTCCAGCAGGAACATTCGTACTCTTTGATACCGGTCGAGAAGCAGCTAACGGAAACTTGGTGATCGCCAAGCTTGTTGATGACAACGAAGCAACCTTCAAAAAACTCATAATCGATGGCAGCCACAAATACCTGAAGGGACTAAATCCGCAATGGCCTATGATGCCAATTAACGGTAACTGTCGGATAATTGGCGTAGCTATCGAGACAAAGATGAGATTGATTTAAGTGATTTTTCCTGAGGATAATGTGGTTCCATAGGTAAATCATAAGAAAATGACCCGGCCAATGAGCCGGTTTTTTTCGCCCGTTTTGTGCACTTCTTCCCACCTTCCTGGTAAGTCATCAGCTTTTTTAAAACACAATCCATGAATAACTAAATTATAAATAAATACATAATGTTGTCTCTCGCTCCACACAATGTATACATTTCGTATTGACCAATAAGAATACGTTTTGTATATTTAACCCATCAGCAGCGAACAGGCAGGACGCCCACGAAGTAGCCGCCGGTGGCGTATGAATGACCGGATGATTCGCCAGAGGCACGATGTGAGAGGTGTTTGTGTGTAAGCCAGAACTAAAGCGGAGCGTTACCGCACTTCCCGATGCGATTGTGTTTAGACCTTTGCATGAGAAGTGCCCCCGCTGCGGATATGACCTAAACGAGGCCCCTGACCCCTTTGTAGATCAGGTAAAGGCCAAACAGGCAAAGAATGGTGCCGGTCAGGTTAAAAGCTCTTTTAAAACCCGTGCCGAGAAATTTTTGGCCCATTGCGTATTCAACAACCGTGTAGCGCGGATGATTTTTCCATTCGCCAAAACAGAAAAAAATGCCACCAAGCGAGATGAGTAGCGACTGGTTCGTAGGAAGCTTTGGTAGTAATCCAGAAGCAGTAGACAGGAAGACAATGGTGCAAATGACAATCGCAACTTTGTACCAAACATCCAACTGAAGGTTCGATAGCGGGTTATTCATGATTTTAAATTTCTTGGTGGTGTGAGAACTCCAAGAATACCACCGAGCCTAATGTGGTGAAAAGACAGGCAGATATGAAAGAAGCACGGTGTATGGCACATGCGCCGCAGCGGTCCGGGGATTCCTTTCACAGTATCCCGATCTACCGGGTAGCCGGAATGTGCAAGCCAATGCCACGAACAGCGAATCACCGTCGCGGCGAAAAGGTGTGACACCTCGGAAGAGACGAGGACATAACGATGAGAGCACTCCGCGTCGGACGCGAAACCGCACGGAGAAACAAGAGAAAGTCAGCTGAAGTGATCGAGGCAGTTCGTGAGATTGGTGATCCGTATCTCACTAAGCCCGCGTGAATATCGAAGCCTGCTGAACGACGAGTGCTCTCTTCAATATGTCTTAGCTGCCTGGCTGGCATCCCACTGCCATTAACGCAGCTTTCCCTGCATGAGAGGCTAACGGCAGGGCGTGAACTCGACACGTAGTACATGTGTAACCCGCAACACCAAGTTCGAGTGGCGTCCGTCTGGTAAGTGGCTTAGGCCCGCAACTGGATGAAGCGCTAAGGGTGACAGCCGGAGAGACGGCACACAACGACGAGAGCATTATCTGTGAATAAGCACACCGATCTGCAACGCGGACGTGATGCCCAACCGATAGCTGTTAGAAGCATCATTTAGTGCTCTCTTCGTTGTGGTGAATTGCAGCCGCTTTGATGGCAACCAGAAGATAAGCACCTGGCCCACAACTGAATAAAGCAAGCTGTGTAGTTTTTGGCGGCGTCTGAACTGAACCCGTGAGGACGCCGCACTTTTTTACGCAACACACAAGAGCATCACCGGGTGACGGGCTCATAACCCAATCCATCCGGGCGGCTATAGTCTGCAACCATGCCGCTGGTGCTCTTCTGTGTTGTGTGGAGAAACTAACCCGGCGGTGAGAGCCGCCTTCTGAGGGTAATACCGATGAGTGATGATCGTTTAACCAATATTCCCGATTTCTTCGGGGAACTCGATGGTGGTGTGTTCGAAAACAAAGTTGCAGCTGCGCTGAATGAAGTTGCCCTGGGCGTGCTGAACAATGGCAACAAAGGGAAAGTCACCCTTACCTTTGATCTCTCCCGTCTCAGCAATTCAATGGAAGAAAAGCGCGTTGAGATCGTCCATAAGCTGGCGTTCGTGAAACCAACACCGCGTGGTAAGTCCTCCGAAGAGGACACGACCAAAACCCCTATGTACGTCAATCGCGGCGGAAAACTTACCGTTCTGCAGGAAGATCAGGGGCAACTGTTTACGCTGAAGGGCCAGCCTAACCAGGCTCAAAACTAATCGGCTCTGTCATTAACTATTTCATAAAAGGAAAAATCATGACTCAACAAGTCGACGCAAGCGCGATCAGCCAGATCCGCGATATGGTTTTCAGTCAGCTGGTAGAAGAAAAACTTGCTGGCGCTGACTGTCCGGCAGTTGCCCTGCCAAATGACGTTAATGTTAAAAATCTGGAAAGTCTGTACAGCGAACGCTTCCGTTTCCGGGGAAAAATGGAAACCCAGAGCATCGATGATTTTGCGCGTTATTCGACGAAATTTGCCGCCGAAGGTACCCGCTGCTTCATCAATGCCGATCGCATGACCGCAGTATCCGTATTCAACCTGGGCACGCTGGATAATCCGGGTCACGCTGACAACGTTGCGGTACTGGCTCTTAAGCGCACTGCCCCTTACTCTGCGCTGCTTAACATCAACGGCGATCGCAACAACCAGAAGGCGCTGGCTGAATGGCTTGAGGACTGGTCTGATTATGTTACCGGTTTTGATGCTGATGGTCAGGTGATTGAAGCAAAGCGCGCCGCCGCCGCCGTTCGCAAAATCACTATTGATTCGATCCGCAGTGCTGATTATGAAGACATGGATTTCAGCGCTAAACGTTCAGTAATGGAAAGCGTTGAAGCCAAAAGCAAAGACATTATGCCCGTGGCTTTCGAATTTAAATGCATCCCCTTTGAAGGTCTGGGTGAATATCGCATTAAAGTGCGCATGAGCATTTTAGCCAGTGAAAGTCCGGTGCTGGTTCTGCGTATTGCCCAGCTGGAAAGCTACGAAGAAGAAATGGCCGCTGAGTTCCGCGACCTGTTGGTCGAAAAATTCAAAGACAGCCAGGTAGAAACCTTTATCGGTTCATTTACCGCTTAATTCCGTTGCCTTAAATGCCCCGTCTTCGGGGCATTTAGTGAAGCGTAATTCCTTTAAATATCGCCTCCGGGCGAGGGATTCGTGCAACCAAAATTCATGCGCGGTGCAGCGCGTAATAACGGAGAACTATCAACCATGAGTTTTATTCAGACAGCATCCTGTAAGCATTTCGATTACCTCAACGCCTCCACTGACGACGTGGTGATCGAAGATATCGCAACCGCCCTTTCAAATCAGTGCCGCTTTGCCGGTCACCTGCCGGAGTTCTACAGCGTGGCGCAGCACTCTGTTCTGTGCAGCCAGATTGTTCCGGCGGAGTTCGCCTTTGAAGCGCTGATGCATGACGCCGCAGAAGCGTATTGCCTGGACATTCCCGCGCCGCTGAAAGCGCTGCTGCCGGATTATCGCCGCATTGAAACACAGGTCGATGACCTGATCCGCTGTAAGTTCGACCTCCCACTTCACCAGTCTCCCGCCGTGAAATATGCAGATCTGGTCATGCTGGCAACCGAGCGCCGCGATCTGGAAATCGACGAAGGCACACCGTGGCCGATTCTCGAAGGCATACCGGAATCCGATCTCATCCAGATCAACCCGCTCCGCCCCGGCCAGGCCTACGGACTGTTTATGAAACGCTTCAACGAACTGCTGGAGACACGCCCATGAAAGAGCAACTGGCTAACATGACCATCATTGAGCTGGTCAGAACGGCACACAGCTACGCCGCCAGCATTCAAACGATTGAAACCTACTCAGCGATCGTTACTGAACTGGGGTCTCGTCTTGAAGCGCTTAACCTGGCGCACATCGCCGCAATGAACAACCTGCGCAGCGCCACCAGCACTATTGACGAACTCAATACTGAGAATGGTTCGCTGAAAGATGAAAACGAGTACATCCGCAATCGCTTTAAAGAAGCTGACCGGATGTTTGGGAAAAACCTTTTGGTTATGCAGGCGGCAATTATCGACTGGCGCTCTACCAGTGATGCCAAGCAAGGCATGGCCTGGATTTTTAACACCCTGTTTGGTCCGGGCGAATTGCCTGATGAAGATGAAAAAGACGCACAGGCGTACTTCGACCGGAAATATGCCCCGATCGATGAAGAGCTGATGGCGCTTCATCAGTGGTTCTGGGATCGCCAAAAGCGCGCGGAAGCCGAGCGTGTGGTAAGCACCGGGGTGAAGGTATGAGCAAATCACTCAAGTCACGCTGCATACGCCGCTGGAAAGTTCAGATGCGCCCAGTGTGCGACTCGAAAGTTTCCCCTCACTGGCGTAAGTATCACCTGCGCGGCTTTTTGCGCAGCGTTGCGCTAACCACTGCTGATTGCATGGTTGAGAAAATGGCAGAAGACAATGCCAAATTTGATTACCAGGGCAATGAGCGTGGATGGTCACCTGAGTTTTCAGCGTGGTATAGGGAGCGCCGTGAGCAGTACCGCAAAGAGGCATTAGATTTTCTTAATGTCGAAGCCACCAGCGATGAAATTGACGAAGAGATCAACAATGAACTGGAGGCCTGGAATGACTGAGCGCGGCATGATCTTCAATAGTGAAATGGTGCGCGCTCTACTCAACGGCACAAAAACGCAGACGCGGCGGATCATTAAACTATCCCACGAGCGCGGCATGCAAAACCCTGTGGTTCGAGGTAAAAACGGCGAGATCAGCTTTATAGGTTGCCGACTCGCGGCAATGCTTTGCCCGTTTGGTCAGCCAGGCGATCACATCTGGGTGCGGGAGACGTGGGCAGACGTAAACCTTGAAGGCATTCCCGCCGTAGCATACCGCGCTGATGATGATGTTTATTCATTGATGGATGACAAATCATTTTTGGATGAAGACGGTGCATTTAACTACGAAGATCCACGAGTAGCGAAATACTCGTTCGCAGCGTGGTACTCAGACCTGATCAGCGGCACAGAGGGCCGCTGGACACCGTCTATATATATGCCGCGCTGGGCCTCGCGTATCACGCTGGAAATTACAGACGTGCGCGTTGAGCAGTTGAAACATGTTCCGCGTGACGAAATTATCGCCGAAGGCTATCCCGCAGAGCGTGCGGCTGATGGCGGCGATTATGACCCTTTTTTGTGGTACAGGGATCTGTGGGAGTCAATTTACGGAGAGGGTAGCTGGCAGGCTAATCCGTGGGTGTGGGTGATCGATTTCCGCCGGATTGCAGGAGGTGCAGCGTGATAACCAGAGAAAGACTGGAGAAAATCTCATCTTGGCGTGAGAAATACGGTGATGATCATAACGTAATGTTGACTGCTGCCGAAGCTGAGGAAATGGCCCGCCGCCTGCTGGCTATTGAAGTGCAGGAGCCGGTGGCGTGGACTGACGCTCAGGAGCTGCGCGACGTTGAAAAACACGGATGCGGGTATCTGTTTACCGTTAACCCTATCATGCCCAACGCAGACCCGCGCCGGATCATTAAACTTTACGCTGCACCGCAGCCCGTCGCGGTGCCTGATGATGATGGTCAGACCGCGTTCGTCATCCCAGAGCCTGCGACGCTGACCAATATCAGCCAACTATGCCCGCTCGATGTGAACCTCAGTCAAACGGATTTTGCTTCTGGCTGGAATGATTGCCGTAAGTTCGCTCTGACACAGGGAAGAGTTCCGCCGATAGTGAAGGGTGTCCATGCTGTAGCTCAGGGCTGGAACGCCTGCCGCGCAAAAATGCTCCAACCGTCAAGCGGGGTTTTACAGTTGCCTGATGGGTGGAAGCTGGTTCCCGTTGAACCAACAGCGGAAATGATTTCTTCCGGTATAGCTGCCCACTACGAACGAAGCCAAATTCAAATCCACGACAGACCAGCGCGGGGGCCAATGGAGTGCGCTTATGTTGCCATGCTCTCCGCCGCACCTGTAAACCCGGAGTTTACAACTCTTCTGGTGGGTGAAGTGGTAGCCTGGCACCACCCAAACCACGAACGGAACGTTGATTTCCGCTGGCTGGACTTTAATGTTGAGCCGGGAACAAAACTGTATGCGATAAAGCAAGAGCGCAGCTGATGTCCACCACCAGCAGTACTGATTAAAGCCCGGGTGCAGCCGGGCTAAGTGGAGAATGACCC